TGCATATTACATGCAAATTCTTCTCCGTGTTATGGAACACGAATAACTCACGCGACATATCGCAATCGGTCGATACTATGACCGATAGGTTATTAACTGTTGCGTATTTTCTTCCTTTTCCTTGGAGTAGGTCGATGGTAGCAACACCTTGTTCTAATTTAAATTGTTTTAATGTCTTCATAGACAACGGGTTTCTTAAACCCTTTATTAGTGAACCAAAAGAAACGATTTCCTTTGGTGTAATGAGTACGGGTAATCAACTTGAGATATATCACCTCTCCATACACGTACAAAATTTTATAAAAAATTATAAAAAATTAAATTAGCAAAGACACTATAACTTATATACTTATATAACTGATAATATTATATAATTAAAATAGTTATAGTAATAGTTGCAGAATTGATTTATATGTTGTACCTTTGTATATGATTAATAAAATGGGTCAAATAGTTGAGGGTTTTAAAAATTTAGTATTAAATGAGGGAGATAAAGAGTTAATAGCTTTTAGGGCTCCAATATGTGCTTCTTGTGAAGTTTTTGAAAATAATATGTGTAAAAGGAATAAGGGTGGTTGTGGGTGTTATATTCCTGCAAAGATTAGGTCAAGGGACTCTAGTTGCCCAAAAGGTAAATGGTAAAATATAAAATTATGAAAAAGATAAAAAAAGAGATTACTAAGGAAGACATTGAAAGTAGGATTAAGTTACTTGATGTTTTAATGTATGAGCAGATGTTAGAGTTTAATAACATACTGGAAGATGCTACAGAACATGATTTAATCTACCTAAGTATGATTATTGATAAGGAGGTAGACAGATATACACAAAGGGGTTATAAAGCTCTTAAAAATGATTTAGAAAAGAATAAACCATTTTCAGACCATAGAAGGGGTACACCAAAAAATATAAATAATTATAATGATGGTAATGGATATTAGTAGAACTAAAACTAAATCAAAAACTTATTTTGATGATGAGATTATAGGTATAATGGATAATGGGGATATAGTCCTAAAGCCAGGGGTTAAGAGACAGCCTAAAAGAGCCTCAGACTTTGAACCTAAATCTGAGGAGTCTCAATACTGGAACTACTGGGTGCATTATAGAGATAAGACAGACAAAAGACAGGGATTACTAGATGAAGAGAATGAATGGGGATAAAAATATTTTCCTGAAATAGTTGCAAATTTGAATTTAAAGTATTATATTGTATACATAAATCTTTAAAGAACCAGAAAGTTCAGGTTATTAAGAACTTAACAAAAAAGAGATGATTACTTTACAATCCAATCAGAGAGGTAGTGGCACTCTGAATCAGTACTAAGTCCACTTTCTTTAAACTCTAAATACAGGTAGGTTTACCACCTATTCATCCAGAGGAGAAATTAGTAACTGGATTAGACAGAGGGTTATAGCTTCAAATAGAAGTAAAATGTCCCCTCTAACCTGGAAAGCAACTTAAGAATAAACTCAGCAAAACTAGTACTTGTGGCTCAGGATTAATGGAAAAGGGTATTCCTCCTGATTGGGCTAAAAACAGCATAAGGAAAGTAAGAGTTTATGAAAAGTTAATATCGGTTTAAAGTAATTTAAACTCAGCTAATCTAAGGGGATTGTTATGCTTTTTAAAGAAAGTTTAAAATAGTTTATGTAATAGTTGCAAAAGATAATAAAAATGATTATATTGTATATAACATTTAAAATTATAGAGCAATATGAAAAGAGTGGTAAAAGTTAAAAAGGAACAATACGTTAAAGCTATATTATTAGTAGTTAATCAGTTAGGTCTTAATATGACCCCTTCTGAACTTAGTATTATAGTAACTAGTATTAATCGTAATATGCTAGTATTTAATTTAATTACTCGTAAAGCACTTAAGGGCTATTTAAATATAGATAGTTTTACATTTAATAATTATATTAAGAAGTTAAAAGATAAAGGTGTTTTAATGAGGTATGAAAAAGATCTTGAGGTTAATAAGGGATTATTGACTTATGTAAAGGATAAGGAAATACATTTAACATTTGAGATAGATGATGTCAAAACTGGAAATAAAAACTAATAGTTTAGATGAACTTGATGAAATAGTTGAAAAAGCTAAAATTGAATATCAAGAACTATCAGATTCTAATCCATCAATAACTTATACTTTGATTATTAATGAAAGTAAAATGACAGTTAAAATAAAAGTTTTAGATATAGGTGTACAAATAAACTAATGTTTGAAATAAATGAACTCATAAAAGAATTATATAGTAAATACCCAGAGTTATCAAAGTCTGAGTTAGAACTTATATGTAGGACCCAATTTAGATTTATATGGGAGACTATACAGTCTGGTGAGTTTAAAACAATTAGTATTAAACATTTAGGTAAATTTATAGCTAAACCAAAGTCTAAGGTATTCTGGTTAAACAAAATGAAGGATGTTAATTATATTGAACACAGTAAACAACGTAGTCATAAAAGATACAAGATACCACAAAAAGAAAACAATTCAAGTAACAACTAAAAAAGCATTTGAATCTGAAAATTTAATGCCAGAACAGATGCTAGATAAAAAAGGTAAAGTTATTAAAGGTTATTGTTTAGTTAGATTTGAAGCAGATTATTTTAAGATTAAACATTCTTTTGAAGATGTTATAAAGATGGTTAGACCAATAGAAGTTAAAGGATATAAAAGTTATGGATAATAAAATAATACCTAAATACTTTTATTTGTTTAGTGAAAAGTATAGAATATCTAATATAAAAGAAATAGATAATGGCACTTCATTTGGGCATGCTGTATATGATGAGAATAAAATTAAAATAGCTAAAACTATACATAAAAAAGTAATACAAGAAGACCAAAGAGAATCTACCTATTGTCATGAATTAATGCATATTATATTAGATTCTTTAGGTAAAACTGAATTAAGTCAAAATGAAGAGTTAGTTGATAGTATGGGTAAAGCTTTACATCAAATTCTAAAAACATCAGTATATGGAAAATAAGATAACTATATGGGATAAATATACTCATATCAATGAAAAAGGTCAAGAGGCTACTAATCTAAAAGGTATTATTAATCAACTACATGGTGAAATCCAAATGTTACATGAGGCTATGTCTTATGTAGCAAGTATAGTTGATAAAGATAATAAAACAAGTATTATACTTAAACCAGATATTATATTTTAATGTCTATAGAAAAGGAAGCAAATAAGAACATTAGCCGAGATATGTTAGAATCATATCGTAGGGTATTATATCAGGTTAAGGATTACTTTGATTCAGTAGATTTAAATAATCATCAACTTGATATTGATACTAAAATGAAGTTAACTAAATCTATTCTTGATGCTGGTGGATTGCTTGGGAAGAATTTTGAAACTTTAAGTATTTTAGAAAACAAAGTTGAAAAAGAACAAGTAGAGGAAGTTAAAAGAAGGGGTGGTTCTAAAACAAGTAAATTTGAACAATAATGCCAAGTAGTAACATTCAATATGCTCCGTACATAGAAAAGTTTGAAAATTCTTATGAGTTTTCATATTTAGCTACATACTTTAATGAGCATAAATGTTACACTTTAATTTCTGAAGAAACTGAAGAGTTTGATAAATTTTGGGAAGATATTTATTATAAATGTTTAGAAGGGTTTACAAATAGTAAAGGAATCTTTATTACTGGCCCTCATTTTTTCTATTTAAATTTTATACAAATTTTAGGTAAGGATCCTAAAAGTAATAGGAAGAAGAAGATCTTTCCAAGATTTCTTGATGTAGATTATGACTATTTTCATATAGTTGATTATGCTAAGAAACATCAGAAGAATGTTATATTGGTTAAACCAAGACGTTTGGGATTCTCTTATAAAGCAGCAGCTTTAGCTACACATGAATTTACTTTCTACAGAGATTCAAAATCTGTTATAGGAGCTTATCTTAGTGGTTATGCACAAACCACTATGAATATGGTTATAGACAATCTTAATTTTTTAAATGGTTATACAGAATTTAGAAAACAAAGAAGTCCTGATACAAGTGTTTTTATTAAAGCTAGATACCAGGAAACTACTGGTGGTATAGTTAGGTGGAAAGGGTATCAGTCTGAATGTAAGATGATAACTTTTAAAGATAATGAACATGCTTCAGTTGGTTTAACAGCTAACTGGTTTCTTTTTGATGAGTGTGGTATCTTTTCAAATATTATTGAATCGTATAATATGTCAGAACCTACTATTAAAGATGGTAGTGATTTTACAGGTACTGCTTTAATGTTTGGTTCAGCAGGTTCTATGGAAGGTGGTTCGCAATATTTCTATGAGATGTTTATTAGCCCAGAGAAATACAACGCACTTACTTTTCCTGATGTAGATGCACCAGGAAAACTTACTGGGTGGTTTGTTAAATCAACCAGAGGTAGATTAGGAACTTCAGTCAATGGTAATCCAATGGTTGACGAAAATGGTAATAGTGATGAAGTAGAAGCTTACTTAGACATTATGCATACCAGAGATACTAAACGTGGTGGGTTAAGTAGTGTTGCTTTACATGATAATATTACTCAGTATCCTTTATCATATAAAGAAGCCTTTTTAAGATCTGGTGGTTCGGTATTTCCTTTAAGGGAACTACAAGAATGGTTAGGTGAAATAGAAACAAATAAAAAATTATATGAAGCTGGCAGAGTGGGTGAATTATATTTTGATGAAAATACAAGTAAAATTAAATTTAGGCTTAATCAGGATTTACCTTATATTATGGATTTCCCAATTAAGTCAGAACAATCTAAAACAGGAGCATTCTGTATTTGGGAAGAACCAGAAAGAATTAATGGGGATATACCACCTTTTTTATACATAGCTGGATGTGACCCCTATGATCAAGATAATGCAAGCAGCACTACCTCGTTAGGGTGTGTGTTTGTTTATAAAAGATTTTTAACATTAGATAAAACTCATGATATTATTGTTGCTGAATATACTGGAAGACCAGACACAGCTAATGATTTTTATGAAAATACAAGAAAACTATGTTTATACTTTAATGCAAAAATGCTTTATGAAAATAACCTTAAAGGAATTAAGGCTTATTTTGAGCAAAAGAATTGTATGCATTTATTGTATGAAACACCATCTTTGTTAAAAGATATAGTAAGGGATAGTAGAGTAAGCAGAGGCTATGGTATACACATGAATGCTCAAATAAAGAGTCAATGTGAACTATATATGAAAGATTGGTTACTTGAAGAAAGAGAAGATTTAGATGGTAAAAAGAAACTTAATGCACATACTATATTAAGTGTTCCATTACTAAGAGAACTAATAGCTTATGACCCAATTGAAGGTAACTTTGATAGGGTTATTGCAGCTATGCTTTGTATATTACAAGCAAAAGAAATATACAAAATACAATTACAACATTATATAAAGAAATTTGAACCAGATCCTTTTTGGAACAAACCTTTTTTTAAAAAGAAACCATCATTTAATAATTAATATTAATGAGTACATTACCACAACAAAAATTATTAAGGTCTAAAAAAACAGAAGAGTGGAAACACAATACAATAGACTTTTATGAAAGATTAGCTAGAGTTACCTCTACAGGTAACAGGTCTGGTAATTCACGTAAATTAGTTAATTATGAATTATTTAATGGTAGGTTTGATAAAGCTGATCTTGAATATGTAATTAACCCTTTAGGTTTAAAAGACGCTGAATTTCCAGCATCATTACAACATTATGATATTATATCACCATCATTAATGCTTTTAATGGGGGAAGAAACTAAAAGAGTTGATACTCAATTAGTAATTAGTGAAGGCCCAGATGATTTGGATCGTAAAAGATCTAATGTAGCTGAAAAGGTTATGCAAGCTCTTATAGACGAAGTTAAAGTTGAATTAGGTCAATTAGATCCAAAAGAAACTAGAACTCCTGAAGAGGTTTTAAAATACGAAAAATATACTACAAGTGATTTAATAGAATCACAAGCAAATAAACTTCTCCAAGTTCTTAAAAAACATTTAGATCTTAAAAATGTATTTAAAAGGGGTTGGAAAGATGCTCTTATTGTTGGTGAAGAAATATACTGGACAGGTATATCTAATGGTGAGCCTATTGTACGTAGAGTTAATCCAGTAGATATTGATGTAGTTATGCCAGCAGATTCAGAATTTGTTGATGATGCTATAGCTGTAGTTGAAGCAAGACTACTTCCTATATCATCTATACTTGATGAGTTTGGTGAATTACTTAAACCTAGTCAGATAGACAAACTTGAAGAATTAGTTAATAATTTTGGAGGAAAAAATCTTACAAATGGTACATTTAATCTTACAGAAGGTGGTGGTGTCCAATTTTCAGCTATAGGTGCTACAACAGGTACTTCAAATGCAAGAAACTTAGATAGCTCTGTTAGAGTAGTAAGAGTTGAATGGCAGAGTATGTGTAAGATTGGTATACTTTCTTATATTGACCCTGAAACAGGGGAACCACAAGAAACAGAAGTTGATGAGACTTTTGATTTAAAAGCATTTAAAGAAACAATAGATCCTGATGCTTTGTTAGATTGGTTCTGGATTAATGAACCTTGGGAAGGTATTAAAATAGGACAAGATATATATCTTGATATAAAAGCTAAACAAAATCAAAGAAGAAGACTTGACAACCCATATTATAGCAGACTTGGTTATACTGGAATGTTATATAATGCTACCAATTCTGTTGGTGTATCACTTATAGATAGAATGAAACCTTATCAATATTTATACAATATTCTTATGTATAGATTAGAACTTGCTTTTGCAAGTGATATGGGTAAAGTGTTTTTAATGGATTTAGCACAGATTCCAAGATCTGAAGGTATGGATATTGAAAAATGGATGTACTATCTTAAGACTATGAAAATTGGATTTATTAATTCATTTGAAGAGTCACAAAAAGGATCAAGGATAGGTCAGGTAGCCCAATTTAATCAATTCCAAGCTGTTGATCTTACATTATCTAATACTATACAACAATATATAAGTTCTCTTGAATATATTAAAAGTCAAGTAGGCTTTTTATCTGGTATAAGTCCACAAAGACTTTCATCAGTTAGGTCAAATGAGTTAGTTGGTAATGTTGAAAGGTCTATTGAACAATCTTCTTATATTACAGAATATTGGTTTGATATGCATTCTGAAGTTAAAAGACGTACTTATACAGCTTTAATAGAATGTGCTAAAATAGCATATAGAGAAGGTTTAAGAAAGCAATATGTTTTAGATGATATGGGTATTGAACTACTCGAAATAGACGGTATGGCTTTTGAAAACAGTGAATTTAGTGTTTATGTAAGTTCAGATCAAAAAGATTATCAAATAAGAGAACAGATAAAAGGACTATTCCAAACAGCTCTTTCTGCAGATAAAGCAAGTCTTAGTGATATTATTGAAGTATTGCAAAATACATCTATTAAAGATCTTCAACATAAACTTCAAAATAATGAAGAGAAAAGAATACAACAAGGACAACAAGCACAACAGGCTCAACAAGAACAACAGGCTAAAGCAGCAGAAATGCAGAATCAGGTAATGGAGAAACAAATTATGCTTGAAGAGCGTAAGTTAGATCTTGAGGAGTTTAAGATTATCCAGGATAATCAAACTAAAATTCATGTAGCTGAAATAGGTACTTATTTCCAAATGCCTGATATGGATACTAATAATAATGGTGTACCAGATCCTATGGAGATAGCTAATCTTGCTTTAGAACAATCAAGACTTGGTCAAGAAGGTTTACATAAAGGTAGAGAGCAATCATTAAAAGAGGGTATTGAAAGAATGAAGATAACAACTCTAAAACAAATTGAAGACAGAAAACTAAAAATGAAAGAAAAAGAGTTAAAGTCTAAAGAAAAGGTTGAAAAGTTAAAAGCTGATTCACAGATTAAAGTAGCCCGTCTAAATAAGGCAAATAAGAAATAAAACAAAATAAGCTGTACAATTTGATTAAAAATAATAATAAAACTTATAATAGTTGCAAAGTAACAAAAAATTAACTATATTATAATATGAAAAGTAAGGAAGAAAAAATAACGGATGAAAATCCTTTTGCTGGATTTGGTGTAATGGACTTGTCCAACACCATGAAAACACCAGAAGACAAGGTTATTCTTGATGAAGAAAAACCAAACATGGCTGCAATGGAAGCTGTTTTAGAAGCTGAGAAAGCTAAAAAAGAACTTAAATCTTCTGCTTCAGTAGAAGATGAAGATGAGGAAGAAGAAGAGGTTTTAGAGAAAGAAAAAGTTATTAATAACCCAAATAAAGGGAATGATGATTTTTCATATAAACCTTTAGTATCTCATTTATCAGATAAAGGAATACTTGATTATGATGAAGATAAATATAAAGACAAAGATTTTTCAGACGATGATACTTTAGAAGAAGTAGTACGTGATACTATAGAGTCTAATTATAATAAAAGAAAAGAATCTTTTTCTGATGATCTTAAAAAAGCAATTGAGTGGGAAGAAAATGGAGGAGATATAAATCAATTCTATGATTATTTTTATAATAAAATTAAATACGCAGATCTTAAATTTGAAGGTGATGATACAGAACTTCAAAAAGCTGTTCTTAAAGACTATTTAAGATCACAAGGTGAAAAAGATGAAGCAAGGATAGATACCAGAATTGAAAGATATGAACTTGGTGGTATTCTTGAAGATGAGGCTATTGTAGCTCTTGAAAGGTTACAAGAAGTTGAAGCTAGACATGAGTCTGAAACTATGTCTAAACAAAAAAGAGATACTGAAAATAGAAGATTAAGAGAAGCAGAAGATTGGAATGCTTTAAAAAAGAATATACTTGACACAGAAGAAATTCAAGGGTTTAAAGTTACTCCTAAACAAAGAGAACAACTATTAAACCATATTACTAAAGCAGTAACAAAAGATGGTAAAACACAGTTGCAATTAAATAATGAAAAGAATGGCCAAAAAGCACAACTACTTTATGCTTATTTGGATATGGTAAATTATGATCTATCTAAACTTGAAAAACAAGTAAAGAATAAAGTCACTTCAGATTTAAGAAAAAATCTTGGTAAATTTACTGATAGTAGAAAAGGTCATACTTCAGGTAGAGCAGATGTAACACATGAAGATAATCTTTTTGAAGGATTTAAACGAATAATGTAAACAAATATTAATCTAACAGGTAATTAGATAAATAAAAATTAAATAAAAACAAAAAAATATGCAAATTAATGATCTACAGGTTTCTATTGGAAACTGGCATACTGGTTTGACACAGTCAAATCACCTACGCAGTTTCTTCCTTATGGAACCTGTTCTAGCCTCTTCTGTTGTAACAAGAGTATACAATAGAATGACGGGCTCTAAAAATCCACTCTCCTTTTTAACAATTGGAACTGGTCGTGCAAAAGAGTTGCCTGATATTATCTATCGTTGGCCTCTAATGGGTGATTCTGAAAAAGCTATTCCTATTATCTCCAATCTTGGTGATGGTGGATCTTTTCCAGGAATTGGTAATACTACTTTCCGTGTTGTAATGGCTGAAAAGTGGTTTACACTTGGGGATGTAATTGTTCCTGATAATTCTGATTATCCTTGTCGTGTACAAGAATATCCAGCTACAAATGGTTTTGGAGATGGATTTATTTACACACTTCAACTTGTAAGCGCTGATCCTACTGCTTATATACCTACATCTCTTTTAGAGGCTGGTAAAGAGTTTTCTAAAGACTTTAACTCACAGGAACACGATCATTCAAGAGAAGGTGGAGATACTCACTATGCTACTCCGTTTATGATGGAGAATTACATGGGAACTTTCCGTAAAAAATACGAAGTTACAGGTGCAGCACATGAAAAAGTACTTTCTATTAAACTTATGGATCCTGAATCAGGTAAAACAACTGAAACATGGGTTAAATATGTAGAATGGGAATTTTGGTGCCAGTTTCAAGATGAGATTGAGCGTGCTTTATGGTACGGTAAATCAAATATTGATAACACAACTACAATCCCTACAATGAAAGGCTTGTCAGGAAATCCTATCTATATGTCTGCTGGTGTGGAGCAACAACTTGCCCCTGCTAATAAGCAATACTATACAAGACTTACTGAATCAGTAATTCGTGATTTTTTGAATAACCTTTCTTATGGCGGAACAGAACCAGGACCTCGTGAATACGTTGCTTTCTGTGGACGTGGTTTCATGGATGGTTTTGATAAAGCTATGAAGTCTAGTGCTTCTAACTTTACATTGGTTGATTCTAAATTTATTACAGGTTCAGGACAATCAATGGAACTTGGTGGACAATTTACAAGTTACGTTGGTCTTAATGGTGATAGAATCACTTTGAAAGAACTTCCATTGTATAACAATCCAGTAAGAAATAGACAGATTCACCCTGAGACAGGTCTTCCTGCAGAATCTTACAAAGCTACTTTCTTGAACTTCAAGATGAATTCTAAAGGTGAGTCAAACATCACTAAGGTTTATCACAAAGGTCGTGAAATGGTTACTACTTATGTAGAAGGTTTGTATGGTCCTTATGGTCCAAAACAAAGCGGAACATCAGCAACAGCTGTAGATGGATATGAATTCCACGCTATGAGTGAATGTGGTGTGATGGTTTCTGATCCTACAGATAGTGGTCAATTAATTCTTTCAGTAGATTCTTTATAGAAAAATAAAAATTAATAATAATTAAAAAGAAAAGGAAAAAAAATGTCAACAGAAAAAGATAATGCAGTTTTTGTCTTCCCTAAAAAGAAAATAAAGATTATAAATCTTGGGAAGCGAAAGTTTTCTAACTTAGCTATGTATCCTCGCACTCGAAAATCCCTTACTACAGTATTAGGTAAGGATCGTAGATATAAGACGGGGTTAACTCCCACAGAAGAAACATTCTTTGAAAAAGAATTAGGACTTAAAGCAGGAGCTTTATCAAGAAAACCAAATGATGAAAATGGTACTAATTATTGGGCAGATCTTAAAATTATATTTGATTCTAAAGGTCACAATGAATTAGAACTTGATAACATTACAGACTACATTAAATATAAAGTAGCTATCGAACATCCATTAGTATGCAACTCACCACTTGAGAAATTAAAATGGCCTGCTGCAGAATGGATGATTATAGATGAAGAATCAGACGCAACACTTGAAGCAGTAGAAATTGATCATGAGTTGGAAGCTTCTGAACTATTTAATGATATGCCAGCTGAAGATAAAAAAAGTATGCTTAGACTTTATGGAGAAAGAAAGTTGGACAAAGTAAGTCCTAATTTGATTAAATCCAGTTTGTTTAAACATATGAAAAAAGATCCTATTAAGTTTAAAAAGCTTGCTACAGATAAGTCACTTCAAATAAGAGTCCTTTTGGAAGATTTACTTGAAGCTAAAGTTGTAACCAGAAATGGTAACTATTTTAAAAATGGTGATGATCCTATTGGTAACTCAACAGATGAGGTAATCTCTTATTTTGAAGATCCAAGAAATTCTTCTGTTAAATTAGCTTTAGAATCTAAACTTAAACTAGGTAAAAAGTAATAGAATATGACAGCAGCAGAAATGTTAACAGCTTTTAAGTTTGGTTTGGATAAATTTGATAGTTTAAACTATCCTAATTTTGAACCACTCGAAATTGATTTATTATTAAATCAGGCTCAAGACAGATTTGTAAAGCAGCGTTATGGTTCTACTAATACTAAAAGACAATCTTTTGAGGAAACTCAGAAGAGGACAGACGATTTAAAAAACGTAGTGAAATCTGCTATATTAACACCTTTAGCTAATCAAATTTTGAATAAGCCTAATGGTGTTTTTATACAGCTTCCTACAGATTATTGGTTTGCTTTAAATGAAGAGTGTGATTTACAATACACAAATTGTAATAGTACTTTAACAACAACAAGACCTGGTATTAAACCTATACAACATGACGATTACAATAAAACTATTAAAGACCCATTTAATAAACCTTGGGAAGAAGAAGTAGTTAGACTTGAATCAGATACTTATATAGAATTAATTACAGCTGATAACCAAACAATACAAACTTACTATCTGAGATATATTAAAAAACCTGTTAGAATAGACTCAGTAAGTAGTACTAATGTAAATTGTGAATTATCAGATCATGCCCATCAAGAAATTGTTGACATGACTATAGCAATAGCTTTAGAAGGTATTGAAGCACGAAGACAACAAACCTTTAACAATATTAACAATACAAATGAATAATAATAATAAATAATAATGGCAATAAAAACAACAATAAACCAAGCTACAGGTACATCATTTGGAGCAAAGGTTAACACGTTTCCAAAAGCCCAACAAGCTGTTATAACAAATGTTATTGATACATTAAATAATGTTATCGATGGTTCTATTTCTACAACAGATCTTACGCTTTCAGGAACACTCGCTGTTACGGGGGTTTCAACATTAACAGGTGGTATAGTTGCGGGTAAAGGTAATGTTACTCAACTTACATCAATTACAACAGGTGTTGCAACAGGTGCTACACCAGCAGGAGTTATCACAACAGTGAGCACTACTTTAGCTGGAAACACTAATTCTACATTTATTGTAACAAATGGATTAGTTACAGCAACATCAGTAATTATGCTTACAGTAGATGATTCACTTACGGCTAGTGTAGCTACAGTGGCTGTTCAGGAAGTTAGTGCTGGTGTATTCAGTATTAATATTTCAAATATTACTGCTTCAGCATTTAACAATAAACTTAAAATTCATTACCTGATAGTATAACAATAACAATATAATTTAAATTAAAAAACAAATAAAATAAAAATATGTCAAATTTACAAAGAGTAACAAATGTTTTTATTGGTGATGGTACAGCTCTTCCTGCTTCAGGATCACTTATTACCTCAGCTAATATTGCAAATGGAGTAGTAGACATTGCTGGTGTGGATATGAACACAATGGCTTCAGGTGCTACTATTTCAGATACAGAATCTATTTATATGGTTGAAGGAAGACTTACTTCAAGTTCTACACAACCAGTAAAAAGATCTATGAAAATCCCAGGACGTAAGATCACATCTTATCTTGGAACTTCTTATGCACCAGCTTCAAGAGACGTTTGGGCAATTGGATACAACAGACAAAGTGCTGCTGGTTTAATTACAGCTACAAATGATGCTACTTACACATTTCACGTCAGACTAAAAAACCCAAAGTTTTTATATTCTGAAAGAATTTTAGCAAAAGCACTATCTTTTAGATCAGCTGCTGTTGCAACACAATTAACTATTGCTACACAGATAAAAAATGCTATTGATGCAGACTTAATTTTAAGTAAACATGTAGAAACAGTTGTTGTAGGTAACGGAACAGGTGTAATGGGACTTACTGCTGCTACAGCATTTGGAGTTGAAATTACAGCTAAACTTATTTCTGTAACACAAGCTAACTCAACTTATTTCCAAGAAGAAAGAGTTTATTTTGATATTGAACTTGAAGACTTTGATTCTGCATTTGGAGCTACTACAGCTACCCAAATTGAGAATATGACTTATGGTAAAAATACTTTTAACCAAGTTAAATTGTCTGAAAGAAAAAATATCAGTTACGAAGGAGTATTGAATTTTACTCAATTTCCTATTCCAATTCAAACTTATGCTGCTTCTAGTACATTATTTAGTTCTAGTATAGTTACAGCTACAACTGGTAACGTATCTATTACTATTTTAGAAGATGTTGCAACAGTAACATCTAATACTATTATACGCCCTGGTGAAATTGTATTGATTGATACTGTACAATATGAAGTTAAATATCTTATTGGAACTACTAAATTTGTAGTTGTAGGAGTAGCTTCAGCAACTTTTTCAGGAGCTACTTTTAAAGTAAGATACAAATATGATGCAATTGTTATTGAATTCTCTAATCCTAACCAATTAGAAGGAGCTGGTGTTAGTCAAGACAACAAACAATGTGTTATGATTGCTATACCATCAATTGACGCAGGAGGAGCTTACACATCACAATCTGCACAACTTACCTCAGTACTTGCTAAATTGAATCCATATATGGCTTCTTTAGGATTTGCTAACTTGGTACTTTAATAATTAAAATTTAATAATAGATAAAACTAAATAATAAATGGCAAATCAATTTTTGAAACTAAATGTTGTAAAAGCAACATTTGATCCGTCAGGAGACGCAACAAAGCGAGTTATAGCAGCACATAGTTCTGGGGTATTTATTCCAGCAGGAGCTATTATAACAAAAACTATGTATGACGTACTTACTACATTTACATCAGCTACAGATGCTGGTGAAATTGCAGTATCTGTTGCAGCAGCTAATGATATTAAAACAGCTACAGCTATCAGTACAGGTACAACTTATGACAACATAGCAGCACTTGTTGCTGGTACACCAATTTCTGCAGCTACAGCTATTAAGCTTAGTGCAGATAAAGAAGTAATCTTCACAACAACTGTTGAAGCTCTTACTGCTGGTAAGTTGGATTTTTATATTGAATATTACCTTTAAAAAGTAATACGGCAGGGGGAGGTTATGTTTATCCTTTACTTTTCCTCTCCCTGTTTTTTTTTAAAATTTAAGGATATTTAATAATTAAAGAAAAGAAATGGTAACAGTACTTAACATAGATGCATCAGTAGCAGAAAATTGTAAGAAATTAAGATTTTATGAAACTACTGGTATTTATAATGCAGTAAGTAATACAACAGGTTGGGGATCACCTAATGAAGCAACAACAGCAGCTTTAACTGCTACTCTTGATGTTTTAACTCCTGCTGGTAATGCTTATACTTTTAATGGTGCTTCAGTAACACCTCTATACCCAAACTGGCCTACAACAAATGGTAATGCTTATTATGAGCTTGATTCATCTTTAATAGGTTACGGTACAAATCAGGAATTACCTGATGGTGTATATAGATTTACATATACAGTAACTACAACACTAAATACATATACACAAGTAATTGAAAAATTATTTTATTGTAATGCACAATGCTGTGTTAGCAATATGTTTGCTGATATAGATTATGAGTGTGATTGTTCTACTGATAAAATTAACAAAGCAAAAAAAGCATGGTTAATGCTTGAAAGTTTAGGTTACGCTTCAAAAAGTGGACAGAAAACTTATTTTGCAAATTTACTTGAGGATATAAACAAACTTTGTACAGGAAACTGTAACTGTTAAAAACATATATAAAAATGGCGTGTGATTGTCAAAATAGTAGTACACTAACTACTGGTATAAATGGTTATAATGCTTTTACTGTAACTACAGCAAGCTATACACAACCAGCAGTAAATACCAATGTAACTATTAGTGTATCAAATAATAGTCAATATACTGGTGTTTGGGCTGTTGCAGGTCAAACTATATATATTGATAATGGTGGGTATTACATTGTTGTAAGCTCAACAGCTACATCATTAGTAGTTAAATATGAATCAGATTATGCAACATTTAATCAGGCTTTAACTGCATCTGCATCTACAGTAGCTACAAATAAAAAAGTATCTCCTGCTGGTAAAAAAGGCACAGACAGTTCAAATACTGCATCTATAATTTACGCTTATAATAATTTAACTGGTGTTGGTAATAGTGCAGCTGTAGGGGAAGATACTCTTGGTAGCTATACTATACTAGCTAGTGAGTTAGATGTAAATAATGATGAATTAGATTTTTATATTTTTTATGATTATTTTGAGAATGAGCGAGTTACAATAAGATTAAAATTAGGTGGAAGTACTATTTATACATATAATGAAGTAGGAGCTTTAGATACTAATAATACTTTGAAAATCAAAGTAGCAAGAATATCTAATACCTCACAGATATGGACTATTGAAAAATTTTCGTCAGATCTTACAAAAATATCATCATATTTATTTGTTGATGACACAAGTTCTGCTGCAACATTAAGTAATGCAAATTTATTTGAAATTACAGCAGATAATTTATCACTTGGAGCAAATCAAGTAGTATTAAAAAAATTAGTAATTAAAAAAGATAACGCATAATGGCTAAAGCAGATAATATATATGAACAAGTTTTGTCAGCTGCAGGTAGTATTGTAGCTATAGATGTTGCTTTTCCTTATGATAGATATGTATTTACAGGTACAGGTGCTTTAGTTGGTGCAATAAGTATTAGCTCAACTGGTACCCCTATAAAAGGAACTGTAATAAAAATGCAATTTGATTGTACATTTACAGCAGGTGGTGCTACTTTTACAGTTTTTTCAACAACAGTAAATAGTAGTCTTATTGGTAAATCGTTTCAAGCAGAGGCTTTTTATAATGGTGCAACTTGGGATGTTAGTTTGTTTCCAGATTTTTTTAATACACAGATAATAACAAGCACTAATATTATAGATGCTACAATAACTGGTAGTAAAATAGCAGCTGCTACAGTAGCTTTAAGTAATCTTGTAGCTGATTCTAATATCCAAACTCAAACTTTAGAAATAAGTTTTGAAACAGGGGAACAATGTAATAATAAAATACAAATTCCAACAGCTTTTACAATAACCAGAATATATTTAGAAGTTATTAAAGCTTTAGCAGCAACAAATGCAGGTACAATAGTACCAGCAATTGATGGTGTTAATATAACTTTAAATACTCCAATATCTTTAGCTGCAAGTACAGCAATTAATACAACAAGTACCTATAATTGTACAGCTCTTAATACAGGTGCGGCAGATAGTATACTTAGTTTTGTAGCAGCAAAAACAGATGCTGGTGGTAAAGTAAGAATAACAATAAAATTAACAAAGTCGTAAAATGGCTGTATATTTAATACAATCAGATTTAAATGAAAGATTACAAAAAGCATATATTTGTGCTGGTAATCTTGCATATAATACTAGTAAAGAATATAGATATGGCATTAAATGTGCTGATAAACATTTAGAAGATATGTTTCTTTTAACTGTTTTTATTAAAATATTACAATGTTATATACCAATAACAGCATTAACAGAAAATGATAATTTAAACTGTATTACTGAAAAACAAGCAATATATTTGTTTGAACAAATATCTGAAATATGTAATATGAGTTTTGATACAATAAATACAACCTATTAATTATGACACAAGTAGAAACCTTTTTAAGAGATATATTTAAAAAAATAACCAGTGGTATAGTAATACTAACAGGTTCTGGTACAGAAACATCAACAGCCACTACTGTAACATCAAGTACTGCATCTCCAGTAGCTGCAGGTAAAGCATCTGTAATATTTACAACAAATGCAACTTTTGCTGGTACAATTTTAGGAGCAACTAGACTTCCATCAACAACATATTCATTTACTGTTAGTAATCCAAGTAAAACACTTGATGCAATTGCTTATACAGTAACTTCAGGAAGTATGATAATTGATGTAACTGTATAATTATATTTAAAATAATATGGCAATCCAAATCAAAGAACACTTTCTTGACAAGGCACAATACCTTGTCGGTAGTGGTAAGAAAGAATGGATATTCCTGCATCACACAGCAGGGTGGGATAATCCAATGGGTACTATTGATGGTTGGAATAGAGATACACGAGGACAAGTTGCAACGGAGTTTGTTTTAGGTGGTCAGAGTATAATAAAAAAGAAAGACCATATTCATGATGGAGTAATTGCACAAGCATTTCCATCAGGCAACTACGGTTGGCATCTTGGAACAGGCAACAGTCTGATGCACAGAAATTCAGTAGGCATTGAGATTTGTAGTTTTGGTCAAGTTGTGAAGGGTAAGAACTATGTCAACCTAGCTGTTCCAGAGGAGCAGACGGTAAAACTTGATAAAGCATTCAGAGGATTTCAGCACTGGCATAAATATTCAGATAAGCAACTTGTTAGTTTAAAGGAGTTAATTTTGTTTATTGCCAACAGAGATAGTATAGACCCAAGAAAAGGGTTGGTTGAATTAATAAAGGAAAAAGGAGTTGAAGCATTTAATGTAATGGACGTAGCTATGTGTTCAAAAAAACACGGAATGTGGACTCACACCAATGTATTGAAGGGTAAAGTGGATTGTAGTCCACAACCGAATTTAATTGATATGCTATTAAGTTTATAAAAAGCATATAATTACATAAAATTGAATTACAAATGAATTTTAATATAAAACAAAACTTAATGATTTCAATAGTTAATTTAATACAACAAAATATTACACTTAGTGGTTGTATATCTCTTACAACAATGCTCCTTGGTAAATTTTTTACAGTATTAGGGGCAATATTAGGCTTATCTTTTGGGTTAATAGGAGCAGTAGTAGGTTTAATAACTATTTATAGTTTTCTTGAGAAAAAAGGATTACTTCCTAAATGGGCTAAAATTAAAGATAGAACAAAATAAAAAAAGTAACAATTATAATTAGTTAATATGAGTTTTAAAGACAAGTATTGGAAACCTACCCCAAAAAAATTTAGAAAAATAGGTGATGTTTTATTAGCAATTTCTGCAATAGGTGTACCAGTTATTTTGATAGATTATAAATGGATAGGTATATCATTGTTTATACTTTGTATTATTGGTAAATTTTTAACTAATTTTTTTACAGAAGATACTGAAATAAAATAGAATTACACAAGAAGACATATCAATCAAATAAAATGCCAATTAAATTAACATCTGATGAGGAAAAAAGAATTGTCAAAAACAAATTGATAGTTCCAGCTTCTCATGATGATATAACAAAAGGTAATCAAAAAACAAAATTAGTTAATTTAGAGGGTAATTCTCTAGGTATAACAGATAATGCTCTTGATGTTTATGTTAAATCTGGTGTATTAACAGTACAACCTGGAAATACACAAAATACAACTGCTTGGTTAGTTAAAGAACTAAGATCAGCTACACCAACAGTAACATCTGTAGCAGATATAGCAACCTCAACAACACTTTTAGCCTTAAATACTAATAGATTAGGGGCATCTTTTCATAATACATCAAGTGCTATTCTTTATTTAAAATGTGGTGCAACAGCAACAGTAACAAATTTTACAGTAAGAATAGTTCAATATGCTTATTATGAATTACCATATCAATACACAGGAATAGTTGATGGAATTTGGGCATCAGATCCTAATGATGGATCTTGTTTAATAACAGAATTTACATAAATTATGCCATTATATCCACCAGCTTCTACAGGAAGCGTAACAACTGTTACTGCAACTTCTCCCATCACATCAAGTGGTGGTGCTACTCCCAATGTTTCTACTTCAATAGCAACAAACAGATTGGTAGGTCGTGGAACTGCAGGTACTGGTGTATTTGAAGAAATTATATTAGGTACTAATTTAAGTTTAACAGGCACTACTTTAAATGCAAGTGGAGGTGGAGGAGGTGGTGCAGGTAGTGGAGAAATAGTTGATTTAGGAGATAGAATGATTGGAAGTGAAATTTTTGATTTAGGACAAAGAGTATAATTATGGGACAGATAAAGATTCCGAGAATAACAACAATACAAAGAACTGCATTGACATTAGATGTTGGTGAGTTGGTTTACGACACTACCAATGGCGGTGTGTATAAAGGCGATGGAGCAACAGCAGGTGGTGTTTCTGTTGGTGGTAGTGGTACAGTTACATCAGTTACAGGAACAACACCAATAGTGTCAAGTGGTGGTGCTGCACCTGCTATCTCTATTCCTGCTGCAACAACATCTGTAAATGGATATTTATCAAGTACAGATTGGACAACATTTAATAATAAAGGCACAGGTAGTGTTACATCAGTAGCGGCAACAGTCCCTACATTCCTATCAGTAGCAGGGAGTCCAATCACCACAAGTGGTACATTAGCGGTGACTTTAAGTGGTACAGCGTTGCCAGTTCTTAATGGAGGCACAGGAGTAACAACATCAACAGGAAGTGGAAATACTGTACTTTCAACTTCACCTACATTAGTAACACCGATTCTTGGTAGTGCGAGTGCAACTGCATTGACATTCACATCTACTGCGGTAAGTGGATTGACAATAAATAGATTAACAACTGCACAGCGACAAGCACTAACACCCGTAATGGGTGATGTGGTGTATGATACAACAATAGGAACTACTTGCACTTACAATGGTACTTTTTGGGAATACATAAAAGAGTATTATGTTACTGCCAATGTAAGCACAACAGCAATTACAGCATCAACAATTACGGGATTAACCACATTTATATTGGAAGCAAATTCAACTTACAGTATTAGTGGTCAATTTTTAATAACGTGTAGCAGTACGGGTGGTGTAAAGTTTGGAAATAGTTTACCATCGGGAGCAGTATCTTACATTAATTATGCAGGAGCTTCAACATCAACAACGGTGTATCTTCAACAACCAATCAACATAGGTGCGTTAACTCCTACTGCACATAATAGGAATGCAGCATCTTCTTACTTAACATTTGGCGGTGTAATAAATATAGGAGCAACTTCGGGAGCTGTCAGTATGCAATTTGCAAGTGGTGTTGCTGCACAAACATCAATTATCTATGGTAATTTTCCAAGTGGTTTTCAATCAAAAATAACACTAACAAAAATAGCATAATGAAAATTATAAAATACGAAAACTACAATACAACACCACTACCATCTGAATTTATCAGAGTGCATTGTGATGGAATAAATTACTTCTTTGCAGAGAACGAAAACGATGTTGCAGAGATAGAGGCATCACTACCAATTTCCGAGCCACAAGTAGTTGAATTGCCAAAAGTTGACTTGTCAAATATTGACATATCTTCGTTGACTGATGCACAGATATTAGAGTTGAAAAATAGAATAAATAAAATGTAATGAACGTGAGTGAAGACGATAAAATTATAAATATAAAAGAAAAAGTTAAAAATTGGACTATAGTTGTATTACTTGTATTGTCACTTATCTTCTTTTTAAGAAGTTGTGAAAAACCTGTAGGAAAAAACAGGACTATCTACATGATAGATACAGTAAAAACACATACTAGAGATACAGTTTGGGCTAAAGATACTACTTTTGTAATGATTGGTTCACCAATAGTTACTGATAGTATTCCATATTTTGATAGTACTACAGGTAATTTAACTGATTACATTAGAACATATAAAGATACTATAGAAGATACTAATCTTGTAGTATTTACAGAACATTTAGTAAAAGGTACTTTATTAGGCTCAGAGATGAGCTATAAACTCAAAATACCTCTTGTTATATATGATAGCACCACAACTACTATAAAGATCGTAGAAGAGCTTAATATAAGTTTGTATGGGGGTTTAGAAAGTGGTTATAAAACTTTTAGTCCTTATTTAAATTTAAAAGTTAAGAAATGGGATTTTGGTGTATCTTATGATATTTATAATAAAACTCCTAAAGTAAGAGTTGGTTATAGAATATTAGCAAGATAGTTGTAAATTAAGTTAAAATTGATTATATTATAAAATGGCAACTACATTAGCAAAACTTATTAAAGATGTCCAGCTTATAGCTGCAAGTGGTCCTGTACCTGATGATTTCAGAATGTCTGATAGATTAGTTGAAAATTGGATTACACAGATACGCAGTACTCTTATAGCTCAAGGACTTGAGAAAAGAAAAGATATTTCTGATGTTTGGATACAAACTATAGGATGTCTTGAACTTGAAACAGTTGATGAGGCTGAATGTTGTGATATAGAAATTGGTTGTACTTTACTTAAATCTGTAAGGCAAATACCTACTACAATTGAAACTAAAGACAGTAATCTTATTATAGGAGTTACAGGATTAGATAACACACATATAACACAGACTAACAGGTTTAAAAGAAGATATAAAAAGTATAGCAGATATACAGGATCAAATAAAGGTTGGTACCTTAAAGATAACTATATATATGTTATAAATGATAATATTCTTAAATATGTTAATGTTCATGGTATATTTGATGATCCAAGAGAGTTAGCATCTTTTAAAAACTGTTCTGGTGAAACATGTTTCTCTTTTGATAGTAACTATCCTGTTTCAACTAAAATGGCTGATTCTATAGTTAATATTATTATACAGACTAAAGTTAAACCATTTATGACATTCCCACAAGATTTATCTAATGATAGTGAAAATAAAGGGATAAATGTAATTAAAGAGTAATAATGCAAAAAGAAGTAAAGGTAAAAATTTATAAAAAGCGTGGTAAAGGTAAACTTACAGCAGATGTAGGTATGCATAATATATACAAATATTACAGAACTAGATCTAAAAATCCTATAGATAAAATTAAATTCAGAGCAATCATGAATGATATTAATCTTAAAATTAGAGATAGGATAATAAATGAATCTGAATATTTTAAAATGCCTTTTGGTATTGGTATATTAAGAATAAGAAAAAGTTCTGAATTAAGTAGGCTTTATAAAATAAGTAATTGCCCTGTTAATTATAAACTTACACGCGAATTAGGTCAGGTAGTATATCACGATTCTCAATATATGTATAGATGGAAATGGGTTAAATACAGATCACATATGAAATGGAAAAGTGTTTATAAATTTGAGCCCTCAAGAGCTTCTAAAAGACTTCTTGCTAAGGCAATATTGGTAGATAAAAAAGATTATTTCTTTGAATTTTAACAAATGAATGTAAGACTAGTATCAGTAAAAACTATCATTAATAGAGTCTACAGAAGACTAAACCTCAACGAGGATCTTCCTGAAGATGATATGATAGAATGGGTTGGAGAAGCACTATTAAGAGTAGGGGCTTTTTCACAATTTGTACCAAAAGTATGTCAACTTGAAATAAGTAATGGTAAGGTAGCTATACCTTGTGATTTCTACAAGCTTGTTGATATTAATTATACTTTGTCTGTTGGTACTAATCTTGTATTATCAACTTTTAATCCTTTACAATGGAAATCTGAAAGTTTTTTCAGTGAGTACTTTTGTGATGAGTGTAAAGTAAGTTTGTGGTCAAACACATTTAATCCTTACTTTATGATTAATAATGCTTATATATATACATCTTTTAATGAAGGTACAATATGTATTTCCTATCTTGCAGTACCAACTGATGAAGAAGGTTATCCTATGGTTCCCGAAGATGAAATGACTCTTGATGCTTGTTCTAAATACATCATATATCAACTTGATTACAGGGAGTGGAGAAAAGGTGCTATACAAGATAAAGTATTTCAACATAGTGAAAGAGAGTGGCATTTTGGTGTTGGAGCAGCTAAAGGTAGTTTAAATATGCCTAATGCACAACAACTTGAGACAATTAAAAATGTTATACAAAGATTAATACCTAATCAGCGTTACAACAGTAATCCTGAAAGAAGAAAAATACATTAAAATAAAGTAAGGGATGGAACAAATAACAACTTTTGCATCTGGTATGAATAAAGATCAAGACCCTTTAATTACTAAAGGTTATTTTGATGCTAATAATTTTAGACTAGGTGTAGAGCATGGTAGTACATCACCAAGCTTAATTAACATATTAGGTAATAGTAAAAGAAGTCAAATACAAAATACTACTGGTGTACATAGACTTACTAAACTAACTACAGGTTTTGTAAATTTTACTATACAAGGACAAATAGGTGCTGGTATTACTATTACAAGTGGTTCTACACCTTTAAGTATTTATAACTATCTTATAACAGATGGTGCTTACACTAACTGTGTACAAAATGCTGCCTTTACAACTTTAACTACTTCTTCATACGATATTTATTATAATAATAATTATTTATATATAGTAGGTTCTGTTGTAAACTCTGTTCAAAATACTATTACAGGAACAAGTAATAATAATACAATAGTATTATTTTCAAATAATTATATACCAGCTCAATCTGGTTTATATATTATAGGTTCTACTTATATCAGAGATGATATATTTTTATATACAACATCAAATACTACTAATAATCCTGGTGGTCATGATTCTACAGTAGTTACAAATCCTACAAGTGTTGGTCAGATATGGAAAATGACTTATGACCAAATTGCAGATACTTCAACTATATCATTATTATATAATAATTTTGTTGATTTTACAGCAGTACATCCTATACCACCTACCGCAACAACAGGTAGATATGAAAATAGTTTAACTAAAAGAATATATTGGACAGATAATTTTAATAGTCTGAGATCTATCAATGTTGCAGACCCACAAGTTTTTGCATTAGATATCAGTTTATTAAGTGTTAAACCTGCAGTAGATTTTAGCCCACCTTTATTACAGAACATTATATCTGGTGGTAGTCTTTACGTAGGTTCTTATGAGGCAGGTTATAGGCTTAAAAATACAGGTGGTTCTGTTACTAAAATAGGGCCTTTATCTAATATAGTACATATAGTAGCATCAAGTGAAATTACTGCTACAGGTGGTTCTAATTTTGCTACATATCATGGTGATACAATAGGTACTTTAACAGGTAAAGCTATTACATGGAAAATACAGGATATAGATACAGACTTTGAAAGAATTGAAATAGTTATAATTTTTAGAGACATTTTTACAGATCTACCTACAAGTATTAATATAGTATTAGATGAACCTATACCAAATACAGGTGAGTTTATATTTACTTATACTGGTAATGAAGAAGTTGTAAGTTTAACTTTAGATGATCTTACATTAATAGATGATACATTTACACAATGTAAAACATTAGCTACTAAAGATAATAGATTATTTGTTGCTAATACAAAATCACAAAAAGAAGATCTGGATTATGATGCAAGAGTATATAGATTTCCAACAGGATCTCCAACTTTTCAAATTACTGAAGATGGTATCATAAATACTTATGACTCTACAAACTGGACTGGAATAAGTGCAACAAGTGATGCTATTAATACAACTCCTGCAACACAGATATATAAAGAAAGCTCTACTGTAATTGGTGGTGCTGGTCCTAATATCTCTTATGAGTTTGGTACTATAGCAATAAGGGCTGATTCAGCTATTCCATTAGCTCAAGCAAGTACAGGTGCTCCATTCAGACATACTAATCCTGAATATTTGGTAAGTGAATTAGACTTAGATGTTACAAGAATAGATAGTACTAATTTACAAGTATATCCTACTAATTTAATTAATGATGATATAAAATATCCTTATTATTCTTCTTTATATAAAGGTTACGAAAGATGTGAAACTTATAGAATGGGTATAACATTTTATGATAAACAAGGCAATCCTTTTTATACAAAGTGGGTAGGCGATGTTAAAATGCCTAATCACAATGATGTTAATGCTAATCCATTATTTGAAGATGGCTCATCTTCAGCAGCATCTTCTCCAGATTTTAGAATGTCTTTTATAGCAACTAAAAGTGGTACATCTACATTATTTGTTAATCAGTTATTTATTAAATTTACAGTTAAAATACCTGATTCTATATCAGCTATTGTAAGTGGTTATTCTATTTGCAGAGTTGAAAGAACACAAGAAAATAAAACTGTATTAGGATCTGGTATATTAAATCAAGTTGTATCGGATGGTGGTCAATTTTGGTTACCAGATTATCAAGAAACAGATGCTGGCCCTACTAGTGATTTTCCTTTTATGAACATTGATGCTACAAATAGATCTTTACCGTTAAATGCTAGTGACCTTACTCCTTTATTTGATTGCCCTGAATTTTTACTTGGTGGTTTTTCAGGTTATATAGTAGGTGATAAATTAAGAATTGTCAGCAGACAATCTGTAGATAATTATGCTTATCAAGTAACTATAGATAATGGGGCCGAGCCTTATATGATGTATAAATACTTAACTACAGATGCTACATATGGTGTATCAAATGAATTTACAATAGATGCTGCTGCTACTGTAGCTAGGGCAGGAACATACTTATTTCCAGGAGCGGGTGGTTGGTTATTTAATAACTATACAAGAACAGATGGTTCTCCTGGATCAACAGGATCTGATGCTATAGGTTCAGATACACTTGGTGTTGAATTATCTACATCTGTTTTATTTAATGTTAACTATGGTTGTACAGAAGCTAATGGTAAAAAATTAATAGCTCAGTATGTCAGAATTGTAGCAAGTCAATATGGTGGTAATACATATACACAAAGATCAAATAATGAATATATTAATTGCTCACATTACAGACCTATAAAAGCATACATAACAAGCACAGGCACTACAGATACTTTTCAGGTATTTGGTGGTGATGTATTTACTCAAATGTATGATAATCAGAAACAAATTAAAAATTGGGATGGGGTTGGTTTAGGTCCTTATAGTGGATTTAATAGTTCAAAAGTATCTATAACACAATTTTTTCCTTGTACAGCATCTCAAAATACAGATTTAAGACATGGTAATCATGTTAATAAAAATTTAAATGCTGATGATAGTTCTGAAGCTTCTGGTTCTGAATCATACCTTTATAATAAGTCATATTCAAATACACAAAATACAAGAAAGTTTTTTCCTAAACCATCACAACTTGTACAAACTATAGAACAGGATTCTAGAGTGTGGGCAAGTGATTTAAAAATTAATGGTGAGTTAGTTGATTCGTGGGGAGTATTTAAGTCAGACAATTATTGGGATACTGAAGGTTCATATGGATCTATTAATGCCCTTGAAATATTAAAAGATAAAATGTTCTTTTTACAGAATAGAGCTTTTGGTATTTTATCTATAAATCCAAGAGCTTTGGTAGTAGATGCTTCATCTACAGTAACACAGTTAGGTACTGGTAATATACTTGAAAGACATGATTATATTTCTACAGAGTATGGTTCTAAACACCAATGGTCTGTTTTAAAATCACAACAAAGCCTTATTTGGTGGGATACTGATGCTAAAAGATTGGTAAGTTTTAATGGTAAATTAGAAGCTTTATCAGATGTTAAAGGTATGGCTGGTTATTTATCAGATAATGGTGAAAACTATTTATTAAATCATGATAATCCTATTTATAGTGATTTACAAAGTAATATAGGTTGTGGTGTACATGGTGTATATGATTATAATTATAACGAATTTATTATAACTTTTTTGAATGCTTCACCACCTGAAAATTCGGGTGGTGGGGAGTCTAAAATTGTAGTGCCTAATACTTTTACATTATGTTATGAAGAAAGGATTAATGCTTTTACAAGTTTTTATAGCTTTAAACCTAATATATATATAACAAATCATAGGGAGATATATTCACCTAATTTACAGTCGGGAGCTGATCTTTATTTACACGATAGAGATAATTACTGTAAATTTTATGGTACAGTCTATCAGTCTACAGTAACTCCTATAATTAACGATAATCCACAATATATTAAGGTATTTGACAATTTAGAATGGGTTACAGATAGTTTAGACTATTCAGGGACTACTAATATCACTAATGATACTTTTAGTTCTGTAAGAGCTTATAATAGCTTTCAAAATACAGATTTCCAGACTTTGACTGTTAATAATAATTTAACACGTAAGGAAAGGTTATGGAAGACTTTTATACCAAGAAACAGAGTTAAATATACAACAGTTAATGCTGATATATTTAATGATTTAAATGTGGGTAATAAGTCTTATGGTGAAAGGTTACGAGATAATTATATGTATCTTGATTTAAAATATAATAACAATAATAATTATAGATTTGTCTTCAGATTCTTAAAAACAATATTTAGGGTTTCAAGCAGATAATAATTGTAAAATAGTTGCATAATTGATAATTAATAGTTATATTGTATAGGGATGTTTATAATCCCTATATTTATTTATAGCTAAAGTAAAGGGTTGCTATAATAAAAAAAATTATAATGAAGAGAATATCAAAATATAAAGGTAAAAAACTTCCAAGATATTTAAATGGGGGTGAAATAACTTCAGAAGCTGATTATAATAAAAGATTACTTCTTAAAAATAAAAGTAAAGAAGAACTTAATGAACAAAATGCTTGGATAATTAAAAGAAACAAAAAAATAAATACTGAACAAAAACTAGATAACTATTTAGGCAATCCTTTAGATAGAGCACATGTAGGTGCTACTGATTTTCTTCATCCTGAAGAAGATGAAAAAGATAATTTAAGACATTCATTAGCTGGTAGATATGTAACAGAAGCTATTGCTAATAAAACAGGTAATATACCTTTTATATCTAAAGGGTTAGGAGTATTAGGAGCTAATGTTTTAGGAGTTGCTCATGAATTATATAATTTTCCAGGAGATACAAGAGATTTGAAAACTAAACTTAGAGAATCGGGAGAAGATATGTTTAATAATTTTGCTGGTTCTATGGTAGGAGCTTCTACTTTAAATACTGCTCAAAAAAATAGAGTATCTATGGATTTAGCAAATAAAGTTTTACCTGATGGTTATGGAGAAACAGACCCTTTTAGAAAAGGGCTTACAAATAATTATGCTTTACCTAAACATGCTCAAGGTGGTAAAATAGATACTTATAAAAATCCTGGATCTACAGATATTGTAACACCTCCCCAAGAACCTTTGGATGTTTATATGACAAAACTGGGAGTTTTAAAAAGTGAACAGGAAAGAGTTAATCAAGTAAGAAATAATATTATACCTACTGCACAAACAATTGATAATAATCCAAATCCACAAACTTTTTTACGTGGAGCTCCAACAGAGGGTAACTTTTGTAATGCCTATACTGGAGAATGTTATAATAGAGCAGGATTAACTACAGCACAAGATTTTTTATTAAATGGTAGAACTGTTAAAGCAGGTTCTTCTATGCCAATGATTCCAGGAAACCTTCAACAAGAAAGTGTTTTAAATCAAGAGGGTTTTGTACAAGTTCCTTTAAGTGAAATACAACCTGGAGATAATATTAAAAAACAATATTATTCTAAGGGTTTACCTTGGCAAGGCCCTGTTAATCCAAATGCACAACCACATTGGATTTCTGGTCACAGTATGATTTATAAAGGGCCTGGTGCAAATAATACACAAGAAGTTTATAATAGTCCAGGAGATAGAAATACTTTTGAAAAAAGAACTTTTCAAAGTAAAGATTGGGTAGGAAATATAAATAATCCTAAAGAGCAAGATTCTAGGTTAATAGCCTATCGTTATGTAGGTAATATTCCAGAATTAGAAAAACAAACAGTTGAAGCTAGAAAAGCATCACTAGCTAATAGTAAACCTTTACAGTCAATAAATATTAATTATAATAATAAACCGCAAGAACTACAACTAAAAATACCTAATTTTAAGGCATTGTTTAATGAGGAAAGACAAAATATAAATAACTCAAAGATGGGTGCTAAAAAGAAGGCAGAAATGCTTTTAAGTATTGATCAAAGAGAAAAAGAACAGTTAGGAATGTATCAATCAAATGAACAACCAACTACAATTAACCAGACTAAACAATCTAATCAATATAAATATGGAGGGTATAATACATCTTCTATAAACAATAATATCATAAGTAAGAACAATAAACCATGTTGTGATGAAAAAGGAAATCTAAAGAAAAAAAGAGGATTACCATATACACAATTTGCAATAGGTGGCGAAGTAGATACAGATCCTGATGGTAGTGAAACTAAAGCAAATCCAATGCTTATACAAGCTTTTCAACAAAGTTTGGCTAATCAAAAAATTAATGAGCAAAAAGCAATTGATGCAAAAAATCAAGTAGTACCTTACTCTTGGTCTCCTTCTGGTCCATATGGTCCTGTAAAAGATGTAACATCTGCAACACCAACTTATAGAGGTATAGATGTATCTGAACGTGCTATAGAACAAAGTAAATTACGTAAAGAAGAAAAAGATAGACA